GTAGAACCTCTGCCTAAAAAAAGCCCTTCTTTAGCACCCTTAAGCGTGTTGCACTTGGCACAGCAAGCCAATAGGTTATCAAGATCATGCCCACCGCCTTTACTTCTTGGAATTACATGATCAACCTGAGTTGCTTCTTCACCACAGTATTGACAGATGTATGAGTCACGCTTGAGTACACGCAAGCGCTGGTCTTTCCAACGCTGAGTGCCAAGCTCTCTATGACTAGGGTTCAATGCCATCCTTTACGCTTCCAATGATCTAAAGCTTTGCATGTATTAGGTTGCATACCCTCTATTGTACGCACATAGCCATACCTATGTCCTATGTATCGTAAGCCCCAATCAATCTGTTGTAATGGATTAGCTGTCTTTAACCACTCACTTTTACCTTGTGGTATTCCATAGACTCTTTGAGTACCAGTTAAGTTACCTACTGCTTTCCAATTCCAAGCAGATTCTTTTCCATATAAAGTTGCTAAACATTTGTAGTTCTTAACTGTTAATTGACCTGCTGCATACTGCTTAGAAGTTATGCGTTTTGTTGGATCGTTTGTCGCACTAGCTGCTGATACAACGGAGAAGCATAGAGCTCCCCCTAACACGATTGCTACCGAGCGAGCTATCCGCCTAGCGGCTCGCTCTGAGCACTTGGGGTGCTCTAGCCCTCTGAGTGTACTGGTCATGTCAAGACCTCATTTCATATTAAATTAGGACATATCAGGACATAATGAATATGTGAATCACATCACATTTATTTATCTGTTGAGTAGAATCCCTTTCCTTTAAATACGACATTAGGCGCTGAGTAGATTCGATTAGCTTGAGCGCCACAATCTGTGCATCGAACTAAATCGTGATCCATAGATAATTCAAGCTCCATCTGTGTATTACAAATAGGACATCTATATTCATACATCGGCATTAGTCGCTTCTTTCCCACAGGCTTTGCACTTCCAATTCTTTATCATCCAATTACCGCATGATTCACATCTAACGCTTGCTGCTTCCCAATCAATGTCTGGCGGTATTCGGTCATAATCTGCTTTTCGTAGAAGCTCCACCAGATCACCTAACGGCAACATGCAGACGAATTGCTCGACTGATGCAGATCCCATTCCGTTTAAGCGGAAGCATGCAAATCCTAATTCCCCCGATTTAGAAGTGCGTGCTTTGATCTGGCGGAGCGTTCCACTTATGTCTAGGGAATTTCTAGCCTTGATCTCGATGTCGAACGGAACGCCGAGAACATCCTTCCCTTGACCTCGACCTACGCTAGCGTGTGGCCACCATTGCTGCAAAAACGATGCCACCAGCCTTTCGGTCGCGTACCCTCGATGCTTACGACTCTGCTGACTCATCAGCTTCTTTAGTTACTGTCAATGATATATGTGATACTGCATGACATTTAATGCAAGTCAAAAAAACTTTATCGTTGAACTCTGGAATGATAGCCACGGGTTCATTGCATAAATCGCAATAGATAACAATGTTTTCACGATCACCTTCTGTGCTGATTACTTCAGCAGCTCCATCCCCATGGAATATCATCATTTCACCCATCAGAACATCATCCCTTCATCAACAGCACGCCACACAACGCATGGGTTACCGTTTGAATTGTTTCGAGTTTCTCCCGAATCGATTATGTAATTATCTTTGAGCAATGTCATTCGAGTTGGTCGAATTGTGTCTCCAGATAAGTTTAGGTTTAGCTGCATCTCCTGATCAGTAGCTCCTCGTAGCCCTTGTCTAATCAGATACTCATAGACTTTTAATCGAATTGAACCTGATTTAGGATAAATGCGTTCAGCTGCAATTCTCGATGTCTCTCTTGCATCATGCTTAACAATGACTTTATTATCCATCAGGATCTAGCCTTCTGTGGTCTCCAGTTGCCTTCTGGACTTATCTCGTACCAGATAACATCTTCACCTTTAGGACATCTGTTCATCTCACCTGTAGCTGCTGCCATGCACTTAAAGTGACCCCACGGCTTATTAGCTTTAGTCATACCATGAGCCCAATGCATTGCCCCGTGAGGACAGCGCGGCACATCTTTGTCGGTAGTTCCACCTATAATTTCTTTCACCACTGCAACCGCCTCTGCTGATGTTGTAGGTGCTGGAACATTCTTAATCGTCCACGGATCATCTTCTTTTTCTACAGGCACATACTCTTTAGGTTTTGACATTTGAAGCTTTGTCACCTTAATCATTTCTTCACGACTAGGGCCATGTTTATCTGTACCTATATTGGCATTTTTCATGGCAACTCCCACGCTGGAAGTCTCACAATTCTCTAATGCAAAATCCCTGTTTACGCCACGCTCTGCAACTTCTTCTTTTGCATGACCCGTAGCAAATGGTCTCTCATCAGTCCAGAGACGATATAGGCAAGTCTTGGTAATAAAGCGAGTGTCGCTCCAGTCCAAGATTTCTGTGACTATCGCGCCATCGGGATACTTTTCCCAGAATAGTTTGATGCGTTCTTTAACCGTGGTGTACTCATCAAGATTAAACATAAAGCTCATTCTCCTCTGTTCTTAACATTCCACTGATTGCTGCGTATCCAAGCATGTCGATGTAATTATCAACTTTTGAACCTTCCATGCTTCTTGCGAGTTTGACCAAGACCATACAAGCTGCAACCTGATAGTCCTCGATTGGAATTTCAAGGTAGGCGCTCCAGAGTCTTGCGGTTCTTGCCATATTGTCCGATGGGTGTCCGTAGTCCATTCCTCGATCTTCAATGACGGACTTTGCTTCAATGAGTAGGTTTTTAGCATCCACTTATTCTCTCCAGAATTCTTGTCGTGAAACTGCACGACCTCTCAGATAGCCATCTCTATGGCCTTGTTCCCTACCGATTGTAATTCCCATGTAATAACCGATTGATGTAAAAACGACACCAAACACAAAGCAAAGTAGTGGTGACATTAGTTGCTCCAGCACATTGATTGATAGTCAGTGATCAGTGTCCATTGACCTAAAGCATCGTCAAATAGAACTTCATAGCTGTTGCCAAAGTCTTGCAAGATAGTACGAGCTGCCATCAAATTGGCATAGTTGTCAAACCAGTAGATGTAGTCAAGATTGTAATTAACATTGCCTTCAAAGCGACCATCCTGAGCTTCCCAGTTATTGCCTTTGAACTGCATTGATGTCTCGTTGAGGTTCTCAAAGTCCTCAGCCATGTCCATATAAACTGCCTTCATTGCGCCCATTGTCTTGCCTTTCCGTAACTGATGCCCTCGATCGGTTACAGGATTAGTGTTGCATAGGGTTATGCTAAATCAAGCACATTTTGATAACGAAATGGTAACAATTCTGTATCATCCATCGAATCGTCAATGGTGCGATAAACAGGAAAAATGTCCGTTATGAGCGTACCCATGCTTATCCGTAAGTCTTGCCATACACGGTGAACGAGCCATCCTTATTGATAGGAATAAGCATAGGCGATAGGTTCTTTCCATGAGTCTCTAGGATGGCTACAGACATCTGCCAATTAGCGGCTCCAGCCTTCAAATAAGACGCTTTCTTCTTATCCATGACATTCCCTGCCTCAACGCCCCATAAAGTCCTGTATGAGCCCCCTATGCCCTCAGAATAGGCACTGATGCCTGCCCTATGGGTGTGTCCACAAACTACAGATTTACCAAATTTCTTGGCTAGGCCTAAAGCTGTAAGTCCTGCGTTGGAGTTCATTGATCCTTCATCGCCGTGGACTAAAACCCAATTAGGATGAAACTCAAATGGTTTCTTATGGAAGCGAATACCTAAAGACTTGAAGTCCATAAAAGCTGGATACTCAAGCTCTGGCAATCCTATAAGGCTTGGCGCTCCTCTGAGTAAGGTGTGGTACAACCGATCAGTGTGGTTAGAACGCGTAATATCGCTTGTGCGTAAGTCCCAAAGTATTTGCTGAGCCAGACTTCTATCGGCATCCAAGCGCCCTTCCCACTCTAGTCCTGTCCCTTTTGCCCATTTCGATTGAGCTTGCATATCCAGCTCATCGCCCGTATTTAATACTAAATCAAACTTCTCTCGATTAACTAACTTAATTAGATTCTTGACTGCTGCTTCGTGATGGTATGGAATTTGAAGGTCACTGATTACCAAAATTCGAGATTTTGTTTTTGTCATTCATCCTCATCGTCATCCTCGTAATCGCCGAATTTTTCGGGTTCGATTGGGGTAGGCAAAATCCAAGCAGGATAGGCTTGAGGCTCTGTAATCATAAACAAAGCAACAGACTCTGTGAAGCCTGCCCTTTTCAATGACTTGTAGTATTCATGTAGCCCGATGCAAAAAGCATCAAGCTCTGAATAGCCTTGATCTTCTAACGCCTTAGTTGCTCTTTTTGCCATAGTTAAATTGTCACCTCTCTAATAAAGAAATGATTGTTTCGACACGCGCCTCAAGTCTTGTAATTCGATTATTAAATTCATCTCGCATCGATGAGCCACCATTGGGCTTAAGTTCAGCAAGATAATGTTTTACTAGCCAACGAATTGCACCTGTAAAGCCAGTAACGATTGAGATAACTGCAACTGCTAGAGCCGCCCAGTTAAGGGCACTCATTATGCTTTAATGCCGTAGCTTGAGTCGTTAGGATTTAACCAACGAATAACTGGTGGCAAGCATGATGAAAGTCCAGCAGCGATTAACGCCTTTGGATCTGTTACCCCTGCTGCTGCTAATGAGAGAACTGCTACTAAAAATGCTCTAGCCCATGAGCCTGCTGCTGTTTTAAGGTCGTTCATCTATCTGCTCCTAGCATCGGGATATCAAACCAGCTACCGTTCTGGTCGCCTTCTTTAGTGAATGAAATATGAATATGGTGATCGTGCTTATTAATCCCATCGTAAGGACGCCAACGCCAAGCTCTTTTAGAACTGGCAATCTTTCCTGCGTAAATGATGTAGGAAACTCTGCGGTCTCCTGCTTTGGCGCATAGGCGTATTTGGTCGGCAAGATAAGCACCTGTGCTGGGGCGTGAGTCGAAGTCCTTATCCACATCAATAGCCCTGACGATTCCGTTAGACGGATCGGGATTGTGGTCACTCTTACG